TTGCAGATGGCTATGCTACTGCGATTTTCAAAGGAGATATCGTTAAGTTAGTTGCTGCAGGAACTATACAGGTTAGTGGAAACGCTGACACTGCTAACGTTGGAGTTTTCAACGGTTGTTTCTACAATGACCCTACTACACAAAAACCAACATGGTCAAACTACTACCCTGGTAGCATAACACCTACTGTGGGCGATATAGACGCGTTCATTTACGATGATCCAAACATGCTCTTCGAAATTCAAGATAATGCAACTCTAGGACAAACTGCTGTTGGCGATAACGCTGACCAAGTTTATGCTGCGGGTTCTACTATCAATGGTCAATCTAAATCTGAGTTAGGTGCTGCTGCAGGCGGTGCTGCTCAATTAAGAATTATCAGAATTTGTGAAGATCCTGAGAACAGTGACATTGCTAGTGCTAATGCTAACTGGATCGTAAGATTCAACGAGCATCTGTACTATAACAATGGCGCTGGCGTATAAACCTAAGGAGATATTGAACAATGGTTATTTCAAGAATGCAATTGGTCAAAGAACTCGAACCTGGTTTGAACGCCCTGTTTGGTTTAGAGTACGACCGATACGAAAATCAAGACAAAGAAATATTCGATTCAGAATCATCTGATCGTGCTTTCGAAGAAGAAGTAATGCTCGGCGGTTTCGCCAATGCAGCTGTAAAGCCGGAAGGCCAAGGTGTGACTTATGAAGACGCACAAGAAACTTACACTGCTAGGTACACTAACGAGACTATTGCTTTAGCTTTTGCACTTACAGAAGAAGCTGTAGAGGATAATCTTTACGACAAACTTAGCACTCGCTACACTAAAGCATTAGCGCGTTCTATGGCTAACACTAAACAAGTTAAAGCTGCAAACATTCTTAACAGAGCGTTTAACAACTCTTATCTTGGTGGTGATAATAAGGAGCTTTGTGCTACTGATCACCCAACTCTTAGTGGAGACCAAAAGAACGAGCTATCAACTGCAGCTGACTTAAACGAAACTTCGCTTGAGCAGATGATAATTGATATTGCTGACATGAAGGATGAAAGAGGATTAAAGATTGCTCTTAGAGGCATGAAAATGATCATTCCAGTAAACCTTCAGTTTATAGCTGAGAGACTAATGAAATCTGCTGGTAGAGTAGGCACTGCTGATAATGATATCAACGCAATCAAATCAATGGGAATGGTTCCACAAGGATATGTGGTTAACAATTTCTTAACTGATACTGATGCGTTCTTCATTAAAACAGATGCTCCTAATGGAATGAAACATTTCACTAGAGCACCTATCAGAACTGCTATGGAAGGCGATTTCGATACTGGAAACGTTAGATACAAAGCCAGAGAAAGATACAGCTTCGGCTGGTCTGACTGGAGAGGTATCTTTGGTTCACCAGGAGCTTAATTAATCTTTAAAGGGGCGAAATTAGTTCGCCCCTTTATCCTAGTAAATAGTTACGTAGACTGGCTAGGCAGACGGTATAGAGACGACGTAACAAATGGCCTATACAGCCAAAGGAGTACAAATGGGTACAACAACTTTTCAGGGTCCGGTAAAAACGGGTCCAGTAATTAGCGGAAACACTTATGGTGGTTACCGTGGTAAAGATTTAAAAGACACGCAGTGGGTTAAAAATACTGTAAGTATGTATTTTAACGAACCTGCACCAGGTGATGATAATGGTATTTGCACAGCGCAAACACCTGCAGCATCTGGAACGTTAACTATTGATGGAGCTTTAACTGACAGTGGTGCTTACGTACCAAGTCAATCTTCTACAGCAGCTACAAGAAACACAGCTTGGGCTAGACAGATTGCAGTAAAAAGTTCTGGTAATGATTCTGGAGTAACTTTCACTATCACAGGTACTGATGTTAATGGTAAAGCATTATCTGAAACTATTACAGGTCCAAATGCTGGAACTGTATATACTGCTGCTACTTTAGTAGGCTTATTTAGAAGTGTTACTAAAGTGGAAATTAGTGGTGCAGGAACTGGTAATATTGAAGTAGGAACAGGTGCAGCAACAGGTGGCGTTTTATACGCAAGACCTCTTGGTGTTATTCCTTATCAATCATCTATTGTTGATATGAAACTACACATGGTAGAAGCCTTTAACTCAGGAACTTCAGATATAGTTGAAATTGGTAAATCAGATGATGCTGATTACTTGGCAGACATACCTAGTGCAGTAATGCAAACAACTACTAACGTAGCAAGTGGTGAAGTAATTACTACTGATGCTACACAAATTGGTGACTGGAGATCAGTTTCTCAATCTGAAACTGGAGCAGACGGAGTTGCTTACAACTCTGATGTTCAAGTTATCGTACAGTTAACTTCAACAGGAACCTTAGCGACTACTGGAATTGGATATTTCTCAATTGATTATATGCAAGGAAGAAATATGACAGCGGCAGACGCTTGGTAAAATTAATATAACCGTGGGTGGGGAGTAATGGCCCCACCCTTTTACAAGGGGAATTAAAAATGGCACAATACGTAAAAAAATTATTTGATGGAGATAGAAAAGCTATCTTTTCATTCACCGCTAAAATAGCATCTACTACAGCTGAAACATATAAAGTTGACGCATCTAATTTAAATGCAAGGGCTGATGGAACAGCTTGTACTTATGTAAATATAAATAGAATGTGGTGGAGGTCTAGTGTAACTGCTCCTGCTAAAACACTTTTAGTAGAGTGGAGTAACAGTGGAACAAATCCAGTTGCATGGTCTTGTAATCATTCTGATGATATGGATTTTGGTTCTATTGGAACTTTACAAAACACAAAAGCAACTAACTATGATGGCGATGTTCTGATTAACTTTTCTTCTGTCACTAACGATGATACTGCTAGTATAGTTATTGAGTTTATAAAAGAATACGATTCTATCTCGTAGAGGTTTAAATGGCTTATTCAGGTAGCAGAACATTTAACCTCTCAATAGAGGAAATTATAGAAGAAGCATATGAAAGATGCGGTCTTGAAGTAAGAAGTGGTTATGATTTAAGAACTGCTAGAAGATCGTTAAATCTTATGTTTTCTGATTGGGCTAATCGTGGTTTAAATTTATGGACNATTGATTACGCAACACANACNATGACTGCTGGTACAAATTACTATGCTGTTGATCAAAAAGTTGTAGATATTATTGATGCAACAATTACAACAACATCTAATGCAACTGCAAATTTAGATGGTGATGGTAATACAACAGATGTTGCAATTACTAAAATTTCTAGAACAGAATATATGAATTTAAGTAGAAAGAGAGAAACTGATAGTGGTGATGCAAGACCAACTCAATTTTGTTTAATTAATGGTCAAGTTACTACAGCTGGGGGAAGTAATTCTGGTAGACCAGAATATGATATGACATTATTTGTTTATCCTAATCCGGATAAAGCTTACATAATGAAATATTTTTATATAAATAGAATTATGGATGCAGGTGCATATTCAAATAATGCAGATGTACCATTTTATTTTCTTCCTTGTTTAGTTTCAGGATTAGCTTATTATATTTCTTTAAAAAGAGCCCCGCAAATGGTTGCGGGATTAAAAGCGGTATATGATGAAGAATTTGAGAGAACCGCTGATGCTAACCGAGAAAGAGTCTCGTTTAGAGTTAAACCGGCGCAAGCGTATATACCATAGGAGGTAAATATGCCAATATGTAAACATTGTGACCATGAATGTCATTGTAGCAACGGCGGATCATGCTGTGGTGGACAATGCAGTTGTGGAAACTGTGAATGTAAAAAGGAGGACTAATGAGTAACCCACGATGGAATAACCAGGCAAATACTCGTGATGCATCTACTAAAAAAATAGGTCATTACGGTAGAGGTCAAGTAAATACACCTTCTATTATTAAAAATGTTGGAGCAGCAACTGATAAAGGAAATGCACCAACTGGAACTAATAGAGAGCTAGGTGGAGAAGAAATTAAAATTTCTAAAGGGACTATTAGTGGAACAGCTCAAGGAATGGGTGCTGCCAAAAAAGGTGGTAAATATCATTGGGTTGGACCTAACGATAGTAAATGGTAGTATAGTAAATGTCTTACGCTAAAGGAAAATATGCGATAGCTATTTCCGATCGTAGTGGATTACAATTTCCCTACAATGAAATGGTGCAAGAATGGAATGGCATGTGGGTGCATACAAGTGAGTATGAACCTAAAGCACCTCAATTGATGCCACATGAACATTCTCCAGATCCTCAAGCGTTAGAACACCCAAGACCTGCACGTATAGCACCGGCAACTACACAAATGCTTCCTCCTGATCCTTTTAGGTTTACAGCAGGAAGTAAAAGTGTTTCTGTTTATATACCAGGAACTACTT